GATAAGGCACCATAGCCGACCGGTACATATCAACGCCGGCAAGGTTCCCGACATAGGACTTCTGAATCACACTCTTGACGAGTTCAGGGTTGTACTTACCCTTCAGTTCCTTGTCGATCGCTGCACCATCGAGCGTATTGAAAATACCGGTTCTCAGGCCATCGTCCGGAACGGCAACATCGGTCATGAAAGCTGCCGCATCGGTCATTGCGTCGGTACTGAGAGCTGTTCCCGGCGTTCCTGATACGTTGTATGCACCATTCTTTGCACAGTTGAGCACCGATCGCTCGATAACATTGCCGATCTGCATTGCTCCTGACTTTAGGTAACGATCCGAGAAGTTCTGCATCGATAGCGTGCGGTCGCGAATCGGGATTTCAAGACCGTAATGTTCCTGGCTGGTAATCTGAAACGGAATCTTCTGGTCAGCCATCGGCTGCTTTACCAGCACCCTTCCAGATGCAGTTTTTGCCATGTGCGGCTTCATGATTGAGATCGTGTCGCCGACATTTGCGGATTTGAACTGCGATTCGAGATCGCGATTCACTCGCTTGACCGCAACACAAGAGCTCTTGAGCACGGCCATGAACTTTCTCAGGATGATGTCATCCGTGAGAAAAAGGTTTCCTTTTACACCCTGTACAGACATAGTTGAAATAGTTTGTCGTTTTGATTAGAGCCAGCCGCCTGATCCGCGCGTATTCTGACTCGATTCCCATGCCTCGAATTCCGCCTGAGTCATGCCGGGATGGTAGCCTGTGGGGCTGCTATCATTGCCTGACAGAGGGTTGATCGGAGGGGGAGCTTTGGTTGTTCGTTTTGCTGGTGGGGCCTCGTTGATTTTCACCTCGATGTCGGACAGTGCCTTTGCCTGTTTGATCATGCTCAGGCCCGCTATGCGTGCGGCTTCATCTTTGTGGGTGCCCAGCCAATAGGCGACTTCACCGGGGTTTGATGTGTCGGCAATCAGAATCACTACGGAATCAGGGGCCTGTAGGTCTTTCGCTCCAATGACCTGATCGAAATCAGGGTGAGCGGTCCGTGCTGCAATAAATGAGGGTGCTGAATCACTGAGCGCCTGGGCAAGCTCAGGGGATATCTTCTCCTCAGGCTTGGCTGCCGGCGGTTCCGGTTTAGGCTCTGCCGGTTTCTCTGCCTGCTTGGCGTGCTTCCCTTCCCACTCACTTTTAGCTGCACTGTAGGCGTCCCATGTCTCAAACTCCTCGATCTCTGGTTCCTTGTCGCCGGACGGTGACGAATCGGGCTTGGATACGCTGAGTTCTGCAAGCTTTCTCTCTGCTGCCTCTGCTCGGCGCTCCGCATCACCTTTCGCGGCGGTCAAACGGTCGAACCGTTTCTGGAGCCTTCCTTCATGCTTTTCCTCTTCACCCTGTGATGTCTGTACAGGAGCCGATCCCTGCCCCTCTGCGGGTTTCTGCTCGTCAGCCTTTACTTCTGGCTGCGGTGCGGCTTCTTGTGGTCTGTCGCTGGTCACAACGACAAAGTTTTCAGTCTCATCGACGGGAGTCTGTACCGTGGTATCCTGTGACATAGCGCGTGTTTGGTTTCGCGGATTGTGCCCGGTGTTGCCGCCGGTAGCTTGATTCACTGGATTTTTGCCAAGTGGGAACAGAATTCCGACGGCCTATTTTTTGACACAAAAAAAGCCGGGCGATGAACCCGGCTTCGTGTGTTTATGCTGCCAACGACTGCGGCGGCTGTTGTGGTGGTGGCCCTGCCTGCGGGGCTCCCTGCTGTGACATGTGAAGAATCTCGGCCATTGCCTCTGCGACAAGGTTTTTGATGGTCTCCTGCATGGTTCCTTGACCTGCTGTCTGGGCCTGCATGGCAATCTGTGAAAGCAAGACCTGCGACTGTGCCATTTGCGCCTGTGCTGTTGCCTCCTTGGCCTTCGCTGTCTCCATATCGGCCTGCACCTTTGCCATAGCCACCTGATCGGCTGGGCTCGGTTGTGGTGCCTGAATTCCGGCATCCTGCATCTCTTCGGGGGTAAGCGTACCGGGTGGAAGAATCTTCTTCAACCTCTTCGAAATCTCTTCCGCTCCCGGCCAGTCCATGTTCTTGGCGATAAGATCGAGCACAACACCGCCAGCTGCTGGCACTGCCTGGACGAACTGCATAAGGCTGTCCGCTGCTTCAAGACGCTGGGTCTGGTAGCTCGGACCGGCCATAACGGTGATATCATACTTGCCCTCTGCGAGGTCGTGCAACACGATATCCTTGCCGGTCTGTCTGTCCCGGATGACCTGATTCACCCTGATCCAATCGCCGCCGCCGTCCGGAAACTTGATCCGGATGATCCGCTCGGCATCGTAGGTGTATGGTATGGCCTCAACGCAGAGTTTGCCCACTCTCCTTACTGCACGATTCAGGTTGTCGATGAAGGCGAAAGTACCTCGATCACCCTGCCGCTGTCTGGCAAGGATCGCTTTACCACTCGTCTCGTTTCCCTGCTGTCCAAGGGAGGCATCAAACATGCCGATGGTGGCCTTGATCTCGTCGGAAGCATAGGTAACCAGCTGAAGTTCCGAGTTCGGCATCTGGGGCGGCTGCTCCCGCCTTGGGGGTGGAACGTCAGTGCGGTGTCGATACGGCAAATATGACCAGTTCTTTCTGTTTGCTGATGACCATATCGACTCAAGGCCTTCAATGGATTTCGCATCAATCACCCACTGAGCCTTTGGCGCCAGTGCTACGCGCTCAGTGGCCGCTGTGAACCAGTAGTTGTGCATTCGCTGAGAGTCCTGACCATATCGGGTGAGGCCTCGGTAGTACGTTTCGTTCTCGATGGTGACGTCCTTGCCGAACACGGGGACAATCGGTATCGTCCTGAACGGAACATCGACCGGACCCTCAAGAATGTCGCTGCCGGTGATCTTCGCCCACATCACCTTGTAGGTCTTGACCTTTCGTTCTCGTGTGATCGTGATCCCCTGCTGTGCCATCTCGTCCTCAATGTCCTTGATATCGTCATGCCAGACGGTGTTGCCATTGCTCAGCTGCAACAGGCGCCGGGTGACCGGCTCACGATAGAAGTATTCGGCCACCATCACCATATCCTCATCGATCCACCACGAAAGGCCCGATGCATTGCCTGTACCAAGATCCGTTACACCTGCATCAGGGTACCGCTTGGTGAACTCCTTGCGCCGCATCAGCTCAAGCACAAAGCAGTAGTTGGACGCACTGAAATCTGACTCGGACAGTCCGGATGGGTCCATAAGGACGGCAAACCGGTTTCGTATGCTCTTGATCTGAATATCAAGGTCGAAAGCGTCGTCAGTTGAGTAGGCAGTGATAACGCGAAGCCATCCGAACCCCGACTCGACAGCGTGCTGAAATGCCCTGTCATAGTGGGAATCAGCGTCTGATGTGGTCTCAATATTCCGGATGAGGCCAGACAGCACGTCCGCGTTGGTGTAGTCCTTGGTACCCGCCGTGTTCTTCATCCTCCCCTGAAGTGGTTGCGCCGGTTGTGCTCCGGTCTTCTGCTGTACAGTTGTCGCATCCGATTCCACAGGGTGAACGTGGATTGACGGCCTGTTCTGGCGCTGGTCACCAAGGACCTGATCAACGAAGGCCGGGAGCTTGTTGAGCGTCAGGCATGGGCGCCCTTCTTTGGTGCGCTCTGCGGCCTCCTTCTGATCCCACTGCTTGCCGTACAGGAACTCAAGCTCTGATAAGGCATCCTCGAAGTTCTTCCTCCACCATGTAGACGCAATGGCCGCACGATCTCGCGCAAGCCGGAGGAACTCTTCCTTCGTACTGGTGTCGTCAACTTTGATTGGCTCGCTGCCTGGTAACATGCTCGTGTGCTGTTTTGTGGTTATCCGCCCATCCAGCCTGATCGGCCGTCGAGCTGTCTGCTGTGATCGTAACCGCCGCCGGGTGTGTTGTCTTCCCATGCCATGGCGAACGTCTGCATGGCGTCTGCTGGGTTACTTGACCAGTCGTGACAAGGGTGAGTCATGAACACCTGCTTCTTTTCGTCGTACTCTCTGTGGTAGCTGGCAAGGGCGCTGATACCGTATTCACATCGCTCTGAATCGAATATCAGGCGGGGGAAGAACTTGCGCACAGCCTCGATACTGTCAGCCTTGTTTGCAACGCGCGGTACCGTCTCGAAGTCAATGCCCATATCATGCGCCGTCTTCGCCCGGCTCACCCCGCTCATCAGCTCCCTGACCTCGATATCATGCGGTGCGTAGTGCAGGCTGTACATGATGTTGTGCTTTTGCTTGAACTCAATCAGCCAGTTGATGTAGTGCGCCATGCCTTCCCCGCTGTTGTGATAGAAGGCTATCACTCGAACCTCCTTGCCAATGAACTGCATGAGCCAGACGGCCGTATCGTCACCGATGCCAAGATCCCAGAACGTGTAGACCTGAAGACACGCCTCAATCGGCACTCTGCAGATTCGGTTGTCGTCGTAGGCGGCCTTCATTTCCTTGCCGAAATAGCAGCCCGGTACGGCAGCATCGAAGCTGCAATAGTACTCCTGCTGAATCATGTCTTCGCTCATGCCTTCGGCACGCTCCTGATCGATGATTTCCTGCGTGATGATCGGATTACCATCGTTGTCTGTCGTATCGTCTACGGTCAGAACTGAGTTGTACCAGCGGTCTGGAAACTTCTTTGCAGTCTGAAGCAGGGTGTACCCGTGATTGCGTCCGCGAGGCGTGTAGCAGAACATCGCCCACCCGCCGTTCTCGGCCAGAATCGGCCTGATGTAGTCCCATGATGCAGGATCACACAGCGACCACTCCGAATAGACGACGCCAATCGGGTTGTTGCCGACAAGGTTGTTGTAGCTGTCAGAACCGAGAACGTACAGAAGCGAGCCGTTGGTGAACTCGATGTACATCTCGGTATTGTTGACGCTCTTGATGATCTCTTTGGGGATGTGATCGATGAAGGTCAGGCCGTCTTTGCCCCTGCCTTTCCAGATAGCCTTTCGTGCCTGCGT